CATCATCCCCACCAAAATCAGATCTTATTCCTGCCTTTTTTAAACGAAACTGTCTTTTGCGCTCACTGGTGTATTCTTTCCTTCTGCCTTTTTTACTTTCTTGTTGCTGAAGAGCTCTGTGGTATTGTTGTCCTTCTGTTTTGCTTCGGTACTCAGGTTCGCTATAACCAGAATAAGGACCAGCAAACTTTTCAGACCCCTCATACTCAGGGATATAACCTTTTATTGCCTCGTTTTGCTTGGGACCCACAAAATTTGGACGACCTTCTTTTACGATCTTCTTTACGCGAGAAGAAGGCGCTGTACGCCCAGGCTTTGTAGGTAGTTTGCGGAGTGGGTTTGCCATATTTAATCCAGGGTAAGTAGGTACTTGGTCTTGCGGACAAGCGCAAGCATTTCGTCGCGGATGTTAAGCAGGTCAGTCTCTTCGCCAATGTCTTGTTTAATCTTGTTCTTCAACAACGATTCAAGCTCGTCAATGACCTTCATGCAATCGCCTTCTACGGTCAACTGCAAACTGTCAATGCCCGACAACACACTGCGGCTCTTTGCGCCAATCATCGTCTCGACAAACGTATCAATAAGCGCATCCAGACCACCGTACGCTTCACCAAGAGCGCCGTGTTCCGCGTGACTTGTGGTTAGCCAGTGGTGCATCCGGATGGATTGCTGCGCTTGCATCAGACTTTTGATGCACCCGCACTTGCTGTCCCCACCAGCCAGGTCGTCGAGGTCGTCCATGTCATCGTCTTCCCGCTTTTCGGGCTGGACTTTGGTTGGCGGGACCTTCTGCAATTTCTTGATGATGCGTGCGATTGCCATGCCCACATTCTACCAATTGAAAGGGGTATGGCCCGAAGACCATACCCCTTTCTTTCCTGACATTCACTAGAGCGATTAGTCGCCGTAGATCTTGTCCTGAGTTACGCCCATCAACTTGATACCGGAAGGCTGATCCGGAACAAGCTGCATGCGCAACATACCAGGCATCTGTGCGCCTTCAGTCAACAGACTGTTGCCGCTACCCGTTGCCGCCTTGGTGATTGGCACCTTGATGGTCGAGTAACCCAGAGCCGGGGCAATGAACTCAAACGGAATGAAGGCTTCAGCCTTGTCAAACTTCTGAGTGCCCTTAGGAGAAGGTGGAACATACTTCTTCCAGTTCGTGCCACCCTTGCGGAGACCGTAAACCGTTCCAGCCTCGATGTAATTCGAGGTGTAACCGTTGTAGGTACGACCGTCAAAGGTGAACTTGAACCCTTCCTGCGAGCCTTCATTGGTGACGCTCGAGAGTCGGTTGGTACGGTCCAGCATGTACTGGCCGATCTTCTGACTCTCGTAGTTCATCCACACGCCGTCACTTGCAATCAGGCAGTCGATGTACTGGCCGTACTTCTCCTTCGCACGATGGTAACCACGCAGGTACTGGCGGAGCTTGTGCTCAGTCAGGGTGCCAACGTTGCTCTTGACGTACGACTTAAACTCAGGGTGCAAGTTGACGTTAATCTGCTTGGTTGCATCGCTGTCTGCATCATTACCAAGCAAAGTATTTGCAACGGTGAAACTAGAACCGCTGCTGTCTCCACCCTTAATCCAACTGTTGATACCAGCAACACCGTTACCACGCACAGTACCGCCAGGGGCAGTAATGTTGTTTGCGTAGCAGTAATAATAAGTTACTGTGGTTGCTCCAAGGGAAATACCAACAATTTGAACAGTTACTACGTTCTTGACTTCATCAACTCGAGTAACAAAAGCATTCAGGCGGGTGCCTGCTGCTTCGTTTACGCGACTACCTGCTACAAAAGCAGCGTTGCTGTAAACGTCAACACGCATGCCAACTGCAAACCGATCAGTGTTTAGTTCGGAAGGCGAGAAGGTAAGAGTGCTGCCGCCAGTAACGTTGGCAGTAACTGTTGAACCAGATCCAAGTTGGAAGTAACTGTTATCCGAGATGTACCAGTAGTTGCAAAGGGTGTGCGCAATCAGACGCGCATGACCTTCGAGCTTTGGTGCAAGGATTTCACCGATAAATGCAGGAGTAGCCTCTGCTTGCATTTCACCAAGGGTGACCAGCAAGTTAGAAACCATAGCCTTCATACCGATACCCAGCTGATAAGGACGAGCCATTGGCCCTTCCGTAGCATCTGGCCACGTGTTGGTAAGACCCTGGGTCTGCAACTTGTCAGCAATGTTGGTAATCGTGTTGTCTCCGTACAGCACGAAGTTGTTACGACTGTCAGCCATTTCCAACACGCCTGCCATGGAGCCCATGTAGGTCTTGATGACCTTCATGTCTCGTCCGATCAGACTTGCAGAACCAACGCCTTGACTTGAAACGGTAGTGTCACGCCAAGCAGGATCGAGAGCAGGCAGAAAGACCTCAATGTTCTTATTGAGGATTTCCTGAATGCGCAACGACTGTTGGCTAAAGAGAGATCCAGCTGGTGCAAATGCCATTATTAAACTCCGGCTACTAGCCGGTTAGCGGTGCGGAAGATTAGACCTTCGTTTCCCCACCAGCCGAAATGTCGGCTGCCATGCGGGTCAACGCGTCTACGTTAAACTCTCGAACGTCCCTGTCAGCATCGCCTCGGTCCATGCCCTTTTTGAATTCGGGAGCAGCTACCTCTGGCTTTGACTTCAGGATCTCCATTTCGCTATCTGTTTCCGGCGACCGCCCAAGACCATCAATGTCGCCGATGACCGTGCGATAATTTCCTGCAATCGACTCTGCTGCCTTAGCAGCTTCACCGGCTACCCAGTCCTCATTGAACTTGCCGCCCTCAGCATCGCGTCGGGTGTACAACTGCTTCAATGTTTGCTCACGCACTTGGTCTTGCAGAGCTCGCCAGGCACCAGCAGCGTGTTCACGGCCACGGGTCTTATCGAGCGTTTCCAACATTTTAACGATCTGGGGATTGCCGTCAATGGCGGAAACGATGTTTTTATCCATCTGGTCCTTCAGCATCCGCAACCGCAGATCGCGTGTCTCTGCCATTGCCTGCTCAGCCCGTTGATCAGCCCGTGAACCCTTTGAATTCTCTTGCACATCCGCCTCCTGATCGCTGCCTTCACTATTCGAAACGTACTCTTCTGCATACTTTTGGGCTTCGTCATCCGAATACCCAGCCCCCTTCAGCACTTCATACGCCGTTTGGCCATCTTTGACCTCACCGCGCATCAGTTTGGTGGCGTTTTCCTGGAAACTCTTGAGTTCCCGAACCTGATCACGCAACTGCTTAGACCCCTGAGCCTGCTTCAACAGGTCTCCGAGCGTCACAACAGTGCCGTCCTCGAGTTCTAACTCGGTATCTAGTGCCAATCCGTCATCATTGCTGGCCATTCATAACTCCTTGAGAGGGTTGTGCTCCGGCTCCGACCCCACCAGCCATCATGCCTGGGTTGACGTTCGCGACGTCGTCTGGGTTCGGGACCATTGCGGGTAGGGACTGTCCCATGAACGAAATTAGGGACTCACGATAAGACTTAAACGCATCCTGCACCTCAGGGCTGGCCATTCCCATCACCGGGTTGGCCATAAACGAGCTCAATACCCTCAGTTGCATGTCAGGTCGGCACGTATGTGGGGTCAAAACGATCTGCTGGGTAGTCACGCCATCCCCATAAAGCAGCAGAATGTTCCGAATCACGCTCTCATACGCACTCTTTTCTTCTTCCATCCAGATAGCAAAGTCCAAACCCTCCTTCAGCGCAAACAACTTCACGCCTTCCGGATCAGTCAGCCCTGCCTGAAGCATGGCCATAGCCTCCTGCTTCCTCACAACCTCACTCCGCGGACTTGTATCCTTGACCGTGAAGCTGATCTGACTGAAGTTCGGGATCGGATTCTTCTTAAAGCTGACCGTTCCCTCCATGGGATCAATCACCGCCCCAGCTAAGTCCAGCGTCAGCTTGTTTACCGGCAGCGAGCGCTGGCTAATCATCATCTCCCGGCTTGCCTTAGCCACCACGCTCTTGTACATCATGCCAAACGCAGCCTGTACACCGCTGGTGGGGTTTGTCATTGCCTTGCTAATCTGCTCATCCAAGAACTGCAGACCACTTGCACTATCCACCCGTCCCTTCTCGGCCAGCAGATCCTGCACCGGGCTCAGACTGTCTGCAATGGTCTTTGCAAACTGCGCGACCTTGCCCGGCACGTCACCCGCGTTGTACGGTTGAATGACCATCGGCTTAAAGTCGTCGCCCAACAGCGCATCCTTGCTGTAACTCAGATACCGCAAGCCCTTGCCCACATCTCGCAACACGGCGCGCTCATTGATTGTGCCCTGCGGCATGACCAACACGCCGTACTTGTCAATGTCTCGGATGTTGTTGAACAGACTCTTGAGCAACCGCTCCATCTCGCGAACAATGCCGAACATCAAGTCAAACAACCCAGCACCATGGAAGGTTCCGTTGTCCATGAACCGCGCAAAACCAATCGGGCAGTACGTCTCTGTCTCCGTCAAGTCCACATCATCAATGATGACGTTGCCGCTCGACACAATGTAACGACTGCACGTGCCACGCGGTCCGTCCATCCACACCTCGCGCACCTTGACGACTTCCATTTCGTTGTCGCCAGGCACACCATTGAGTGCGCCAGAACTAGCAGAGTTTAGGATGTAACCATTGCCCGGCGCATCTGCCGGCTCTTCCATGTCATGGCCCCACTCCCAACTCCATGCATCCATCTTGGTCTTATGCTTCTCAAGCACATCGTTGCCGTACCGTTCCCGTAAGAAACTCATGGGCACAACGCGCTGACGAATGATGCCACGCGCCTTGGTGTGATCCTGCCCCAGACTTGGGAATGGCATCAACTCCTTCGGGTGAATCACTTCAAGATCCGCAGTCAACCCGATGGTGGGGTGATCCACAATGTGACCCGTTACGCCGCATGAACCCAGCAAGCAGAACAAGTAGTTGAAGTCACGCTTCACCTTCTCCAACTGCTGATCGCTCACCACCGCATCTGCTACCAACTGTGCCACACTGCGCTCGCGCAACCCCGCCAAGCTAAAGCCCTGCCGCAATGCACGCGGACGCAGGTCCATAGTGTTCAATCGCGCAGTTGTCTTGTCGATGATCGACAACAACTCGGTTGATTGGAACTCCATGTTCCCATCTTCGTCCAAGTAGTACGGCACTACACGCGCAGTGCGCGGATCAAATACATCAAAGCGGCGGAAGCCGTTCATGTAATACCACGCCAAGATCCACAACGTGCGCCGGTACGTGAGCTTGGTTAGCTCGCGCTCGACGTGTTGGTCGATGATCTGTGCGAGTAGTTCTTTATCCTTTGGGAGCGCATAAATTTCACTTGCCATCTTCGTTTCGCTTCCTCAGGGACTTCCAACCAGGGGGCATTTCATCAAAGAGCTCGAAGCCCTT